CGAGTTCATCTCCGGCGGCAGGTAGCCGACCCGGTATGTCGACATCAGCGTAACGGTTTCGAGATCGACACTCACTCGCCTGCCTCCATCGAAAAGACGTTGTCGCTGCGCTGTATGGGTTCGGCTTGCTTCGCACAGAGCTGTTCATATTCGGCTTGCTGCGCATAGAGCTGATCGTGCAGCGCCTGGATGATCGGATTGACGACGCGGAAAGGCCCCTCGCCCAACGCCGCGAGCACCTGGTTCCATTGCTGCGCTTCGAGCGTGACGGTGAGGCGATCGGTCGGGTTGAAAGGCTGGGCCATCGTCACGTCCCGATGTAGTCGATCGAGAACGAGCAAGGATTAGACCCGCCGTACAAAGTGGGAGTTGTTGCAGCGACAAACACATACGGCTCCAAATAATCAGTTGTGCCGTTCATGTACATGATGCTTGTCACGCCAAGGGGGCTTGCGGAGGGCAACGCTACTCCGGCCGCTTGGACGAGAGAGGCAAATTTGGCAGCTGCACCGTTTTTGTAGATCGCTGCATAGCAGTTCGCTACAGTCGCGCCGCCGCTTTGATCGCCAAGCATTACAAGCCAGGACACACGATAAAGGCCAGTGCGTTTTGGCCTGTAGCGCGTGTTCGCTGCATCCCACCAGCCATGCGTGTCGATCGTAATATCACCGACTGGCAAGCCTGCTTTGGTCCACGTAGCGCTCGTAATAACCGCATTAGAACCGGTGTAAGTAGCTTGCAGCACAGGCCGCGAAACCCAGCCCATCGCTTCGTTGATCGCAGGCGAAGGCCGCAGATACCAAAAGCCGCCGCTTGCAACGGCATCAAGGGTGACGGATTGATTGGTGAGACCTGCGCCTGCCGGGATGACCCAAGGCGCAGCGTTCGTGTAGCTCCCCGGCGATGCACCCGGTACCAGGATTTGATCGCTTCCCGCAGGCACGATCGTGGTCGTGAAATTGCTCACCTCGATCATGATCGTGAGGCATTTGCTGCTACCCGCGATCGGTGGAAGGTTCCAGATCGCGTTGGCCGGGGTCCCGGCAAAGAGGTTATGCGCCGCGTCAAGCGCTGTGTTGGTTGCCGAACCGGTAGGCCAGTTTTGCGCCGTGAGGGGTCCCAGCGCGTTGAGCTTGGTCCCGGCCGCGGCGAGGCGCGTGCCAAGGTCCATCTGCGACGCCGAGAGCACGCCAGCTGTAACGCCGCTCACCCACTTCGCGCCGTCCCATTTCCAGGTCGTGCCGTCGGAGCCGGTGTAGGTCTGCCCGGTGGCCGGGGAGCTGGGGAAATCGAGGGCGGCCATCTTATGGCTTCTCCTTCGCGACCGGCGTCGGCGCGGGGTCCGGCTCGTTGCCGTCCTCAAGCCACGCAAGATAGTCCTGGTAATCGCGGTTGCCGGGATCGAAGGGGATGAACGCGCCGTCGCTGATGCGAAGAACGACGCTTGGCTCCAGACTGGGGAGCGGAGCGATGAGCTGGTAGGGCTGTGCCATATCAAAGGTCCGCTGAAGCGCCGAGGTAGAACCCAGCCCACATAGCAAACGCCGCTGCGGTTGCTGTTGCTGTCGCGAGGGTGCCGTATGGCGATGTTTGGCTGACGGCTCCGGCACTGGCGTTCTGATAGCCTCCAGGTACCACAGCAACGACTGTCGGCGTGCCACGCATGACAACAGGGAAAGCGAGCCACTGCCCGAACGTCCCGCCTGCGGTCATATAGCCTATTACAGTTGCGTTTATCACGGCATAGAAGCGCTGGCAGTTGGCGAGATCGTAGCGCGGGTCGGGCTTCTCCAGCGGCGTCGCGACGCTGCCGACCTCAAGCTGCACGCCCCACATGCCGATGCCCCCGCTTTGCACGCCGATCGAACCGGCGTTATTTGCATTGGCTGTGCCGCTTGAAAACCAGAACTGCAATCCCGTGTAGTCGTTGCCGTTCGTGCCAAGGGTCTTGCCTGCTATCGAAGGCAGCGCAAACGTCAAACTGAAGCGCTGCCAGGTCGGCGAGGCCACAACTTTTTGTCCCGCCACCGGGGTATTGGCCGAAGGGCTGCCGCCAGTGCCAAACACTTGCGCGAACCCGACGCCAATATTTATATTGCCTGAACCAGTAGCAGCATAAAACGATACCGTCGCCGTCTTACCGGCGAGCCGCCGAACTCCTTCGATCGGCTGCGTAATTAGCGAAAAATCACTGGTACCCGCGCCCCCCGTAAATGCGTTCACAAACTGCCAATTGGCGCTTTCATCTCCAATCTGCGCCCGTATTGTGTCTGTCGAGGGTGCTATGCTGATCGTTTGCGAGCCACCTGACCAGAGCGATTGCCAGCGATCGGCGGTGTAGATACCTGAGCCGGTGAACCCGCTCGCGCCGCGCTGCTGGATGTTGAACATGGAGTTGTGAATCAGATTGCGCCCGATGTCGCCGGTACCGCCGCCGCCGCTGAAAGAGACGTTGGAGACACTGCCTCCCGTGATATTGACGCTGGTCAGCGCCGTGCTGCCGTTGCCGATGCCGTTGATCGCATCCGTGACCGAAATGAAGTCCGCATCCAGCAACGACAAGGCGATGTTGCTGGTGGAATTCGCAAAGACGTTGGGAACGGTGAAGGGCAGCGTCGTCATCTAGAAGCGCGCTCCATATTCGAGTTCGTACTCGACGGTGTTGAGGGTGAACTGCGCCGAGTTCGAGGTGATCGTCAGCCCGATATACTTGCCGTTTTGCTGCGCGTCGGTCATCAGAAGCTGATAGCCGAAGCCGCCGACCCAGTAGATCGTCGTGCCGACATTGTTATGCCAGCCGACGATCTGGTTGAAGTTGTTGATCCAGCTGATCACCGTGTCGAAGGCATAAGGCGGGCTCTGCCGGGTCTCCGCGTCGATGGTCGCGAGGAGGGCCACGCCAACGGCGGAAGTGACCTCGAGCCCGAACTTCAGCGCCTGCTTGTCCCTGACCGGATCGCCGATATGGCTCAAGGCCATCTGCATCTTGGACGGGATCGCGCTCCGGTTGTCGGCGTACATGGTGACGAGGTTGTTGCCGCTCGTGCCGTAGAGATGGATCAGCCCCTTGAACGGCACGCTGGTCGTCAGGTCGATCGCGCCCTGGTAGGTCAGGAACCACTTCTTGTCGAAGAACACGGCCTGCAGCGGGATCGTCCCGCGCACCGGGTCCTGGTAGTAGAAGTTGAACGCGGCGCAGAGGATGTTGAAGATCAGCACCTGCCCGCCGGTCACCTGCTTGGTGAAGTCGATCAGCGGGAAGAGCCCGTCGAGCGCGTCCGACAGCTTGGTCGTGGTCGATCCCACCAGCGCGTAAACCCCGTAGCGGTTCATGAACAATATCGACCTGAAATACGGGAAGATGGCGTGCACGAGCTCGGTGCCGATCGAGGCCGAGATGTTGGTGTTGGTGAAAACGGTCGCGCCCGTGTTGCTGTCGACCTGGACATCGCTGAAGACGTTGATCGAGTCGGCCCCCCACCAGTAGAGGAAGTTGTTGGCCGCCAGGAGCGCGTTGATGTTGCCGTGCAGGGTCGTGTCGGTGGCGATGAAGTTGCCCGCCGAGACCGAGATGAAGTCGTTGTAGGAGCCCGCCGCGCTGAAGGTGATGGTGCGGCCTTGCGCGACCCAGACGCGGCCCGAGAAGGTCGCGACGTCGCTGATCGGGTCGCTGGTCACCACGGCGGTCAGCACTGCGCCCGATCCGCCGCCGCCCGACACCGTCGCCACCACGGTCGAGGCGTCGGTGTAGCCGCTGCCGGGGTTGGTCATTACCACCGAGGTGATCGAGTTACCGAACACGATCGGCGTGGCCGCCGCGCCGCCGCCGCCGCCGCCTGAGATCGAGATCGTCGGGGTCGAGGTGTAGCCGTTGCCGCCGGCCGCGACGACCAACTGCAAGGTGCCTGTCTGGAAGGTGATGAGGCTGGCGATGGCGGTTGCGCCCGAGCCGCCGCCGCCCGTGAAGCTGATGGCGGGCGGGGTGGTGTAGCCGGTTCCCGGTTGCGTCAGGAACACGCCCGCGACCGAGTTGCCGGTGATGGTCGCCTCGCCGACCGCTTGGGTGCCGTGCGGGTCGTTGGGCGCGCCGATGACCACGGCCGGGGCGCTGGTGTAGCCGCTGCCGGGCGCGGTGATGCCGATAAAGCCGACCGAGCCGATCGCGACGAGGTTGTTGCCGTCCCAGGAGAAGAGGCCCTTGGTCGGATCGCCGATGATGACGCGCTCGTTCTTCCATTGCGTGACCTCGGCCCCCGCCGGGTTGAACGTGCCAGCAGGGGCGACGGTGATCAGCGCCTGAAGCGTCAGGTTGAAGGCTTGCAACTCGCCGCTGTTCTGGAAGCCGAAGATGTAGTCGTTCAACTCGATATTGTCGCTGGTCAGCAAAGTGATCGTCGCGTCCCAGACCCGGGTGTCGGGGTCTCTGTCGCTGGCGAGCGAGGCCGAGACGGTCGGCACGATGCGTAGATTGCTGTCGCCGATCGGCATCGCGTTCTCGAGCCAGGAGAACTCGTTCTGGTCGATCGCCGTCCGGTTGGCCTTGGTGTTCAGCCCCTTGAACGACTTGACGATGTGATACTGCTTGACCCGTTCGGTGACGGCCATGGCTCACATCTGCGCGTAGGGGTTGGGGATGCGGCCGGTCATGATGGCGACCTGGATCGCCTGGATCTGGTCCTTGTATTTCTGCATGAAGATGTCGCTCTCGCCGAACGACTGCTCCTTGAACTTCGCCTTGTGG